ATACTTTCTTATAGTTTCTATATTTAATCTTCCAATATCATCTATAGTTTCCGTTGGATATCCAGAATCTTTTAGATAATGTATAAACCTTACTACATTGTTAATGTAGTTTAATCTTGTCTTTGCCGTTTTATCATCTGCGATCATAAATACATTAAACAGATCCATATATTTTGGCTCATTTTTTAGGAGTCGATTTATATTATCTACATATTTAACTTCAATCTCCATTCTACCTATCATTTATATCACCTCGCTTTATATTACCAATTTGCTTATTCCCTGGTAGTTCATATGATAATCTAATATTTTTTCTTTCATATCTACAATCATATCTTCTAATTCATCATCAATTTCATCCTCTTTATATTTTTTCATAATATCATTTGCTACATCAGCAATTTCTTCCCATTCACAAAGCGTTTCTTCGTTAACACTTGTAGGACGAAATGTTGTTCGCATTTGTAGTTCCAGTAACCTATCCTTTACACATTCACACATTCTTATGATAAAAGTTTTATTTGTACATTCTGAACTGGCAGCCTGTAATAATCTTATATTCTTCATTTCGCTTATACCTCCGGTTTTCTTAAATACAAAAACAGCCTACATTTATGTAAGCTGTTTCTATTGTAAATATTATTTTTTATTATATGGAAGTCCATGTGTGGCTCTATAATATCGCTCTGCTGCAAATTGCCTTTGTTTATAATCTTTATAAACGTCACAAAGATACCAAACCCAAATTAATACAATAAAAGGTGCAAATATTGTAATAAGAAGTATTCCGGATACAACAAGTAATCCTAATCCTATTTTAATCTGATCGGTTGTAAAAATAGGAATATTTGTATAACAATCTGGGTTACAAAATTCCGCTGGTTTTCCTGTTCCATCCGTTGACAATACACCGGCTTCTATAGCTGCTTTCCTCAAAGCTTCATTGTATTTTTTCTGCTTCTTTTCCTCTACATATTTTTCGTAGTCAATTTTACATTTTTCCGTTGGAAACCAGTAATCATCTGTTGTTGCTGGAGCATATGCATGTATAGGTGGCTTAGTCTTTTTTCCATCGTATACAAGATAACCTGCATCTATGTATGGTTGTGCATTTTTTACAAATAAAAGTTCCTTAAAAAACTCTTTCTCTTCATTTGTCATGACACCTTTATTGAATTCTAAGCATTCATGCTTTAAAATGTCCATCTCATAGTCGTCTGTTGTGCAGCCATAAATAAGCCTAAACTTTGAGTACCCATACTCTCTTTTTCTACCTTTTTCAAACATTTCTGCAAATTGTTCTAGTTGAGTTGCTAATATTTTCTTATTACTACTCAAAAAATCATCAGCATCGTAAAAAAAGATATGATCAAATCGATCATCCTTTGCATAATGTGCCATTTCTTTCCTCCATTCCAATTATTTCACGTACAATTAATTTCTTAAATCATACCATATTTACCTCAACCTGTCAGTAAATTTCTCTTGTAAAATCCAACTTTTACAAAAGCGACCAGAAATTAATCTGATCGCTTATTTAACTCTTCTTTAGGTTTCAGTCCCATTCGTTGCCGAATCACATCTTCTTCAATCATATCTGTACTTGCCTTAATGGTCCATCCATCGACTTCTACAACAATATCTATATCGTCCATATACTGATTTTCTTTAATTTTTAACTCATGCACATAGCTTTGTAATTTTTTTATTCCCTTCAACATTCCAGCATTATTTTTTCTGAGAGCTTTTATAGAATTTTTTAGTCGAAGATTCTCATCTTCGAGTTGCTTTATATAAATTTTTAATTCTTCTATGTCGTCCATTTATCTATTCCTCTCTAAAATCATTGCTCCATATAACACTATACTTTTATCCTGATGTTCATCTGTTTTCATCGCTTACTAAAATTCGTAAATTCCTTTGTGTTCTGGAAATTCTCTTTAAAAACTGAATCTTCGTATTTTAGACATTCATAACCCCAGGGATATCCTAGCTTATCTGTCCTTATATTTAGTTGTTTACATTTTTTTGCAGTCTCTGTTACATTTTATCATTTGTTCCTACTTTTCTCACGAAACCTTTCTTTCATTGTTTTTCTAAAATAT